CAAAGCGTTTGTTGATGCGGCTGGACTTATTTTTTCTGACCAATCAACAAAGGATGCTTGGTTGCCATTTGGTTTAATCACACCAACCACATCGTCAAATCCAGAGGCTCACCTCGACCCCCGTATTGACTCCAATAACAACGACCCAATTCCTTACCAGAGCAAAATGTGTGCCACACTCTGGATGCCGATGTTGTATGACAACAATCAGATGGAAAAAACGCAAGGCTCTGGGACAAGCAACGACATCGTGCAAGGTGCTTGGGATGGTTCTGCGGCTGAGGATGGGTCGAACAACACCAACACATACAGGAACATGTATGATGAGGGAATGACCAGATACAGCCAGCAACCAGAGGATGGTGCTGAATACAAATGGATAAACGACGCTGGCGACTTGAGAACAGGCGAGTATGCAAACATTCCAAGAAACGACCCGATTATGAATCCAGCAAATCAGTTTGACTACATCAACAACGACATCACTCCAGCGGCATCAGCGAGTGCCAATCCAAGTTTCAGAATGAGAAGCGCATTGGCTTGCTTCTTGGCAGATGGAACATACAATCTCATCGGTGGTTCAATCATCCCGTATGTGTATGATGATACAAGAAAAATTGGCGGCAGAGATGGGACAACCGTGTATTCAGTTTGGAACGGTCAAGGAGGCAAGGACTTGACCAACACCGAACTCTTGAATGTTGACACAGACAAAATGTCGTCTGCTCAGATTCACCCTCTCTATGACTTCATTCAGGGCCCGCTTTGTCCACCAGCACAGGGCTGGAATTGGGACAACGATTTGAACTATAATTGGCTTGAATGGCTGAATATGACAACGGCTCTCAGAAGCAACAGGATTGAGTATGATGCTGGCGATTGGGACAACGCTGTCCAGAATGCAACGACCAGAGTTCAACCCAGAAGTGGAGTGTGCAGACCCAATCCAATTCGTGCAAAAATCTATGCGGCTCAACAAGTCAGTTCTGCTGGAACAAATACAATCACGACCTCTGGTTCAGCCGTGATGGTCATGGAGGTTTTTGTTGAAGCCCATCCCAATGCGGCCAAAGAAAATGTCTGGAAGGTTGGAATGCCAATTCACATGAAGTTTGCCTCTGGCATATTCGCAGAAAAGGTGGACAGCAACGATAATCCACTCATCAGAAACATCAAAGGAACAGCAGGTTTCATGACATTGGACACAGGGCTTGCTGGTGTCAATCCTCTGCCAAACTTTTCAATGACTCGATACCCAAGCACCACCAGCGAGATTGGAGGCGCAAACACTACAAGCACAGGAGATAACTTCTGGTCTGGCAGAAACGGTTGGTGGATAATCAATCAGATAACAACACTCACCAACGAGCCAAAGAGCGACATCGTTTCTGGTGCAACAGGGTCATTCACAGGAGTCAAACTTTCATTCGTCGTCAACGCAACCAATGACACAGGCAATCCCACGAACATGAGGATGGGAGTCGAGACACCATCATCATACATCAGTCAAGGCATCATGGGAGGCTCTGAGATGGTCTATGGAGGCAAGTGGGAGTATGGTGGCACTCCAATCACACACGATGGCTGGAAACAAACCAATCTGAACCAGAATGGAATCACGCCATACGGACAACCTGCTCTCTCCCCTGCTGGCACAGCACCTCGACTTGGAAGCCGCAGACAGATGGGAATGAACAAGTATTGTATCGTTCCTGTTGGATATAATTCAGAAGGCGCAAGGATGGAGGGTCTTGGCACAGGAGTGGGCTTTGATGGAGGGATTGCTGGCGCATCCAATGTTCCAGCGTATGCCAATCAACAATGGCGATTCCCCAATGCAGTTTGCCTCGACCCAGCATCATTGTATCTGGGTTCATTGGATGGATATAACGAGACATTCCCTCAACCATCTCCAAGAAGCACTTTGCTCACATCTGGAGATAGCGACGGATTGGTCAATATCCCAACAGCGAACTCATATTCTGGCAACATTCTCAGACTCTCCGCACCTCAAACATTTGGTCATGCCAACATGTATTATTCAGTCTCTCAGCCAGAGGATTTGTCGTTTGGAACTTTCTATATCGCAGGGGATTTCCCTCTTCTGGGCGCACCCGTCAATGACGATGCGTTTGGTGATAATTGGGAGGCGTGGAAACATACCAACCCAGAAGGATATGACGATACTCAGTATCAAACTTATCAAGGTTCAAAGTTTGGAAACTCACCTCGCTGGATGAACAAATCTCTGACTCTGTTGTTGATGAGCAAGTTCGACCAAGCCACAGGCAGACACGCACACGACTACATCAAACCCTCGATGCCGAGCAACGGCAGAAACATGGTCTGGCCTATCCATGAGCGTGTTGGAACTAAGAAAGGGTATGGCAATTTTCAAACCATCCAATCATGGGGTGCTGAAAACAAAGACAAGACAATCGTTGGGAACAGAACAATTGGCGAGACAACAAAAACCAGCACCACAGAAGTCGGCTGTTCGCCAATCTGGTTGGACTTTGAGATGAACGCTTGGATTCCTGTCCAGAAGGAACGCTACACCATTATTGAGTTCGATACAGGTGTCCCACATGCTCTCGACGGCAAGCACACTCACAACACTCACTCTTGGGAGAGGTTTGGCAGAGGTGGATTCCAATACACTCAGAGTCCAACCGCCGATTCATCATTATGGCAAGGATGGGGGAATGTTGGCAAGCCAAATGTCGGTAATCAGAATCACCAATGGAACACAGAAGTTTGGTTCTTTGGAGGCTCAGACATTATGGCAAACACAGCCTTTGATGCCCCAACCAATGGAGGATTCGCTAATTGGGGCGCATGGCCGTTTGCAGGGGCTGGGAACTCTGGATTTGGACAGATGGGCAATCAGATAGGCACAGGTGGCTCAACGAGCATACAAGAGGGCTATCACTCTATGAGAGCCGTGTTTGCTGAGGATGGAATGTCATTCGTTCTTGATGGCACGACTGTTGGCAAAGACTTGAACAGCAACAACCCCGTCTGGGGCTTGTCAATTATCACAGGAAACCTCCACATGAGAGGTGTCAACGGTGGCAACAATCCAATCATTGATGAGCGACAACGCCAGATGTGGTGGAGTGGCGAAGCGGTCAACAAGACCGACGCTGACTTGATGATTGACAGCATAAGTCTCAGACACATTCCAACACCAGCGATGTTGCCATTCACGGTTGACACGGTGAATCAACAAATTGCAGGTGTCAGCAAATACACAGCGTTGACTGTCGAGGCAGAGAATGTCAAGCCAAGCAAGAACATGAACATAACAGTCTCGATATGTCCCGTTGTCAACAATGTTCCAACAGTAGCAGGTATCAATCTCAGACAGGTTGAAGGTGGCACTCCATACACGAACTTTGACAACCTCAGTCTGGACTTTGTTGGAGGATATGGGAGTGTTGATTTGGAGAGTCTGCCAGCAGATGCAATCACCAATGGATTCGTTATTCGGTTCAATTTCACAGTTCCATCATCAGCAGATGCAGACTTGCATCCTGTGGATTGGTCAACGACTCCAATCATTCGCTCTTGGTCTCTGGAACACGACATCGCACCAACGGCCACTCTGAGCGTGATAGGCAACACATTCAACGGCGATGCAACACCTCCAATTGACACAAAAGTGGGACACATTATCTCATTCAATGCGGCTGGACAAACAACAGACGAGGACAGAGTTCTGACGGCATTCAAGTTTGACTTTGGCGATGGTGTCATCACAGAATATCTGGATTTGTCAGACCAAACTCAACAGTTCAATACCATGAACACGGCTCACTCATATCTGACGGCTGGAACATACAACGCAAGCGTGTATGTCAAGGATGATAACGGCAACGAATCTCAATCTGCCACAGTTCAAATCATCGTAGCAAATGCACCTCCTGTTGCCGTATTGAAGTCAATACCTTCTCTGACTCGCTCTGGAACTGCGATAACTTTGGATGCAACCGATTCCTTTGACATCAATGCTGGAGGAACAATCTCGACATACACATTCACATTTGGCGACGGGTCAACCGCTGTCAGCAACGCATCTGGAGTGGTTCAACACACTTATGCGGTGGCTGGTGAGTATCAAGCCACACTCGTTTGCACAGACAGCGACGGTGCTACATCTCAGACAGCAAGTGCGGTCATCAAGGTCTTGCCAGCGACTCTCGTGATTCCTCTGACATTCAACATCAGACCAACAGCATTCCAACGCACCAGAGCCGCCTCAATGAACCAGACAGCGGTTCTTGATGCAACATACCCAGAGATGACAGACACAGGCCAGAGAAGCGACGAGATGAGCCTTTCTGGAATGTTCCTTCACAGCACAGCCAATTCTGACATTCTATTCGTTGAGGACTTGATGTTGGCTGGCTCTTTGGTTGAGTTCCTGTATGAAGATGTTGACTATTCTGGCAACCCATCTGGCAAGACATTCGTTGGCAGAATCACCACATTCGATTATGAGCGTGAGGGCGGCAATCAAGGTCAGACTCCATACACCATCACGATGGTTCGTGAAGCAGGTCTTGGTGTCTGATATTCAGCCCGATACATCTGGAACTCAATGGTTTTGTCCACAGTATATGAAGGATTGACCGATTCTGGATTTAGGAACAAATCCATTGAGATTCGGCAAAGCATTGATATACTGAAAGCGTCTGGTTGACAACATGGACACCGCACCAAACACCGACAACCGCACACCGAACCACCTCGCAAATTGGGGAACAGGCCAAGACAGAGTTCACCTCGCAAGTGTTCACACAGGATGCTGTGTTGGATGCAAAAAGAAAGTCTATGTCTGGTCGAGCAACGACCACGAAGCAAACATGACTGTTGATGAAGTCAAAGCAACCGACTTTGGACTTTGCTCTTTCGTCAGCAATTTTTGGCTTGACCGAATGACAAACTGAGCCGATTTTTAGGAACATAAGCATTGATATTTGGAAGGTATTATAAGGGGCAACCCCCAGCATTGACCATGAGCGCAAAGACGAACCCCGCTGAAATGAAGTCCCTTGAGGAAGCCGCTGAATACCTAAAGACCCGAATCGCAGAAATCATCGCAGATGAAACTCCAGAATGTGAAGTGGGAACTGAAAACTGCAAAGGAACAGAAGCAGACCTTGTAGTATTCCACCACGACATTGGCGACACTCATTATTCATGCAAGTGCTGTGGCATTGGTTATTGGTATTGAATCCCAACCGTGATAAGCCACGAGGGTTGACCTCAAGGCATGGATGAGAACTCTCTGGAGAGGTTTCACCGACTCATCAGAGGCGGCTCAGATGGTGTCGTTGTCAATATGCCTCAAGGCATTCTGGATGAGATTGAGAGGATGGGTTCAGACCCACGCAGACCCAAGACAGCAATCGCTCGCTGGGCATCTCAGACATGGTTGGAACATCAGCACGAAGCAATCAGAAACGGCGAGAGCGTTGCTCTGGATGCGAGCCATGTTGAGAAGGAACTGATGGAACGCCCACAGCACTATCCAACGACTTGGGGCTTGGACATGATTCCATTCCCAGATGACATTGGAGGTTGGGCTTTAGACAAGACGAATACGCTCTGCTACACATCTCTGAATACACCACGCCCATTTGACCCACATCTGTTCGATATGTCTAAGGCCATATCTGGTTCGCCAGATGGCAAATTGGGATTCGGTTATCATTATCAACACAAGTCTGGGATGGGAGAAGTGTATGACATCACGACCAGAAGAGGTGGCGGCGCAAGAGGTGGATTCGCATTCACGACGGGTCCGACTGAGGGCGCATATTCGTCAGCAGTTCTGCCACAGCCACAGTTCAATCTGGGTCGTCTGGGCTTCTCTAATGGCGGCTGGAATCCAGAAGGTCTCCAATGGACAAACAGACCCAAGAGAATGAAACTCAGCGGTCTGAGGAACGGCTGGGCGCATCGTGTGATATTCGCTCGCTCTCGTCAAGTCATGTTCAGAAACTTGTATGGCGACATGGATATTGTTGAAGCAGTTCCAAAAGCACCGACTGTTGTTCTGAATGGACTGACAGATGTTCACGGAGTTATTGGGGTCAATATGAAGAAAACTTTCAACGCACCGACTGAACTTGAAATAACAATCAACAATCCAAACGGCAGAAGGACAGGAATGTTCAATCGAGGCGACACGATTCAGATATTTGCCGCACCAAGAACTTGGGCGAGTCCTCCTTTGGTTTTCACAGGATTCGTGTCAGAGATTGAAGAGTCAACCGATGAAATCAATCTGTTCTGTTTGGATTCTCTGGGGCTTCTGGGGCTTGAAATTATCAAGACCGACCAGAATTATTTCAAGGCAGATGCTCTGACTATCGCCAAAGACTTGATTGCCAATTCGGTCTATGCACCTCCGATTGGCAGAATCAAAAACGAGTCCAGAATAACTCTGCCTCAAGGTCTCAAGTTCAAAGGACAGAACCGCTTATCTGCGATTCAGACGATACTGAACATCATCAACAGCACACCAAACAAGTTCCAGATTTATGCAACATCAGACGGCTACATCACAGTCAGAAAACTGAAAGAGGTTTATGACACGAATACAACCCCCTATACGGCTGGAACTGTCCCAAGAACGGCTGACCCACAGGACTTCTATCCAACGGCCATACAGAGGCTCTCTGGGGATAAAACAGGGTTCAATGTCGTCGTGGTTGAGAACAGCGATTTGAACATCAGCATCACCGTTCCAAAAGTCGGCTCTGACAGATTCCCTGCGATTCCTGTTGAGCGTGTTGTCCAAGACGGGTCAATCGTTGATGAGCAACAGGCCAGAATGGTTGGTGAATACTTCTTGAATACTCAAGGCTCAGACAACACCAGATGGATTGTTGAAGGAATCCCAGAACGGTTTGACATCGAGGTTGGAGATGTGATGGAGTTTGCATCGTCAGAGGGCAACCTGTCTGGTCGCCAACGCATCTTTGACATCTCGTGGGAATTGGGCGTTGGAACAAGCAACATGACGATGAATGTTGGCCGTCAAGCACCCGATGTCATATCCACTCTCCAATACGCTCTGGGAATCTCGCAAGGTCGCTGATTTAGGAACATAAGCATTGAGATGCCGATGTATTGATATAGTAGTGGTTGTTCACATAGATTGTTGGGGGCGCAAACCCCCAGCCGAAGTGATACCTCCCGATGCGAGTCGGGGGGTGAATTGAAAGGCCAGACCAGCGAGATTTAACACTCCCTGTGCGATACCCTAATGCGAAAGTTCTCATCATGCACTCCCTCCAGATACAGTCCCTCCATCATACTCTC